GACTTCAGCGCAACTGGAGTAACTGAAATACTCCAAAATGTCCGCATGATCCTGGCCACCCCGGAAAATTCTTGCCCGATGGACCGTGCTTTCGCCTGGAATCCTGATATCTTGGACGCACCGATCAACGTGGCCCAGGGTAGGATTACCGCCCGGCTTGTGGCGGCCATCCGGAGATACGAGCCGCGTGCGCAGGTGCTGGGCGTGTCTTTCCGGGGGGACGGGCTGAGCGGCGTTTTAGAGCCGGTTGTGAGAGTGGGGGTGGCAGATGACACGGTTTAATTTACCAGAAATTACTTTTGTTGAAAAGTCGGCTGAGCAAATTGAGGCAAATATCGTTAACACCTACGAGCAGCTTACGGGGTATAGACTGAGCCCGACTGATCCCCGCCGGAAGTTCCTGCAGGCGGTAGCCCTGATTATAGCCCAGCAGCGCGCGTTGATCGATTTTAGCGCCAAGCAGAACCTCCTTGCCTACGCGGTGGGGGACTACCTGGAGCACATCGGGGCGCTGTCGGAAACGGAGCGCCTACAGCCGACTTACGCCAAGACTACGGAGCGCTTTACACTGTCCACGGCCCAGCAGCAGACCATACCAGCTGGCACCAGGGTAACAGTTGGAGATAATGTTTTCTTTGCCACCACCCAGAGTGCAGCTGTCCAGGCCGGCCAAACATATGCGGACGTTGAGTGCCAATGTACTCAAGCGGGGGCCGTTGGAAACGGGTACCTGCCCGGGGAGTTAAACAAACTAGTAGATCCCATCCAATGGGTGCAGTCGGTTACCAATATCACCGAAAGCGAAGGTGGAGCGGATATTGAGGCGGACGATCCATATGCCGAGCGCATCCACCAGGCTCCGGAAAGCTTCTCTGTGGCCGGTCCTGATGGTGCTTATCTATACTGGGCCCGAACGGCCAATCAGTCTATCATAGATGTTTCGGTCAGGAGCCCGTCCCCGGGTGTGGTTGAAATTAGGCCCCTATTGCAGGGCGGTGAAATACCCGGGCAGGAACTCCTTGACGAAGTCTTGTCGGTTTGCAGCGATAGAAAAATTAGGCCGCTGACAGATAGCGTTCAGGTCCTGGCCCCAGAACAGGTGACTTACGATATCGAGCTGACCTACTATATCAAAACTACTGACTCCAGCGTTGCAGTCGGCATTCAAGCCTTGGTCAATCAGGCTATCGATGGCTATAAGCTTTGGCAAAAGTCTAAACTGGGACGTGGCATCGACCCGTCAGAGCTTATCGCACGGGTAAAAAATGCAGGAGCCAAGAGGGTTGCCGTGACACTTCCAGCACACCAGCAGGTGGAGTTATGCCAGGTAGCGGTGGACAACCTTATCACGGTCACATACGGAGGGCTTGAGGATGACTGATATATATACAATTAACCTCATTGATATCCTGCCACAAAGCATCAAGGAAGACCCCCAGGTGAAGGCTATGGCCACTGCAATCTCCCATGAATTACAGGAGATATCTAACGAAATCCATAGGTGTATTTTAATCCCGCGCGTTATTAAGTTGCAGGATCCGGATTATCCCCTTGAATTCCCTGATGGGGTTGTGGATTTACTTGCGTGGCAATTTCATGTTGATTTTTACAATCCGGATTACCCTATCGAGATAAAGCGCGATCTGGTTAGCAACGCGCTCCATTTGCATCGGCGCAAAGGGACGCCAGTGGCCATTGAAGAGTTGATTGCCACGGTTTTTGGCGACGGTAAAGTTGTTGAGTGGTTCGAGTATGGTGGCGCACCGTACATGTTCAAGGTCGTTACATTTAATCAGTCGGTGACCGGGGAGCAGGCCGCTGAGTTTACCCAGGCACTTAATTCAGTCAAGAACACTCGTTCATGGCTTGAAAGCATCGAGATAACTATAACCGACGATCTACCCATTTATTTCGCTGGAATCGTTTATTCCGGCGATAATCTTACGTTAGAGCAGGTGGTGTAAATTGAGCGCTTTCGGAGGGCTAATCTTTACGAACAAGGGCCGAAACCTGCAGGCGAAAGCTGAAATAGGCACGCCGTTGAGCTTTACACGGATTGCGGCGGGGGATGGAGAGCTTGGCGGAAGCTCTATTCTAGACCTCAACGCATTGAAGCATGAAGTAATGTCTTTTGGGATCAGCAAATTGAAGACCCTCCTGAGCGGAAAGGCCGCAATCGGAACGGTCTTATCCAACCAGGAGCTCCTGGTTGGCTTTTATTTCCGTGAACTGGGTGTCTTTGCTCAGGATCCGGACCTCGGTGAAATCCTATATTGTTACGGAAACGCGGGGACTGTCGCAGAATACATTCCCGCCGGCGGGGGCCCGGACATCGTCGAGAAGTATATTGACGTTATCGCGATTATAGGTAACGCAACGAGCGTGAGCGCTGTCATTGACGAGTCGCTTGTTTTTGTTTCGATGCCGGATTTTCAGGACCACCTGAGCGCAAGCTCACCACATATTATCCAGGACGCCACGACAGGCACCGAGTATAAGTGGGGGATTGATAACGGCCAGGTATATATTGAGGAGGTCGGTTAGGTGACGATCGGGGATAAATTGTTTGTTGCGGATAAACCGACGCTTGATAGTGTCAAAGCTCTAATTGGGGCATCCAATCCGGCAAGTGGCGACCTGACGACATTGTTTAANGGGCTTAAACTTATCAACACGCTTATTGGCGCCACGGGGGACGGTGCCGGAGTCGTCTCGGTTTTTGGCAAGCTGGCTGCTATTCTGGCGGATACAGNTCTAATTAAGGGTTATACCGATCGGGTCGAGGACTACACTGATACAGTCGAAACGCTTATCGGTGCTGCAAGCCCGGCGTNCGGCGACCTGACGACCGTCTTCCGGGGCTTAAAGCTGATCGCCGACTACGTGGNCACGCTGGAGACAAAAGTAGGTTTAAACAACGATGCAGCCGGTACCACTACGCTATTCGCCCGTCTTGCACAGATAGCGGGCTACGTTGATCAGGTCGAAGGATACACTGATACAGTTGAAAGCAGCTTAGCAACGGTGCAAACCGACCTGGCCACGATTAAGGGCTATACGGACACATTAGAAACAAAGCTCGGGCTTAACACGGACGCGGCCGGTACGACGACAACTTTTGCCCGCTTAGCTCAAGTTGCGGGGTATGTTGATACCCTGGAAACGCTTGTAGGTACCGCTGACCCAGCAACCGGTGACCTGACGACATTGTTTAAAGGGCTGAAGCTGCTTGCCGACCGTACGGGCACCAACGGATCTGCAGCAGATCCCACGGGTGCGATAAACGCGAAACTGGCGGCTGTCCTTCAGAGGGTAGGTGGGGGCACTCCAAACTTTTTCTACGCTAGCGTGGACCTTGCGGCGGGTACGGTAACCTTGTGCAATATCTCCGGCAGTGGGGTATTTCTGGGTATGAGCTCTATGGTAGGGTATAAGTCAAACTGTATAATAACTATAGATGGAGCCCAGCGTTATAGCGGGCCATTCTCCTGGGATGGGTCTAGCTCTACAACAGGCGGGTCAATTCTTCATGGCCCAATGAGGTTTTCCTCATCCTTGGTTATAACCCTTTCTTCAGACTTCGGATACATGAACTATGTCAACGCGACTGTATTAACGGGGGTGGCATAGTGAAAACATACGAAGTTAACCCCGACAACGAGCATGAAATTTTAGCTGTAGAAGACCAGGTATTTGCGGTAGTAAGAACTCACCATAGCTGTGCTAAAAGAATTTTGTTGACCGGGCCAGCAGTCGCTACTGCAGGTGTGGCGGCTTCTTTTGTAGCCCAGTGGAAGGGATGGGAGGGAGATAACCTTACAGCGGAGGTGACGCCAATAAAAATCACATTCACGGGGCCAACTACGTATGACTCTACCCTGACCCCTACCTTGGGAGCGGTTGAATTTGATGTAGTGTTTAGCGGTCCTGGGGTGTACAAATTGTACCCGTCTGCGAGTTTTCCTTGCGACGCCGAACCATTGGAGGTGGTTGTGAGTGGCTAAAATCGTAATTAAGATACCTGAAACAGCAGAGCAGACGAAAGCGAAAGAGCTAAAGACAAAAGTCGACGCGCTGAAAGCAAAAAGTAACCCCAGCTTAAAAGATGTTTACGACGCAACCATGCTTAACAACGATCTATTAGTCGAAGTTAACGCAAAACTGGACAAACTCCTGTTGCGGTAATCGTTTAATCTGTGAAATAGAGGGGTATCAATATGGATTGGGCTTTCATTTTCAAAGTCATCGCCGTGACTTTTTTGTTTCTTGCCGTCGAGGCCCTGGTCGTCCACCTATATATTAAAAAGCATGGCGGCAACTGGGGCAGGTTGATACTGAAGGGAACCAAATCCTTCTGGAGCAGCAGGAAGAGATCCTGCAAAGACTGGAACAGGGAGGGTTGTAAATGTACATTATTGACCTGCTTTTAAAGTGTATCGATAAAGTAACAGGGAAGGCAAAGTTTCAGGCCGGAGATGGTGACATCGCCGCCCTGGGTGTCCTGGCTGACCTGGCTAAAACGGACCCGACGCAGGCTGCCTCCGTGATATCCAGCCTGAAGGGAATTTTAAAGCAGCTCCAGGGCAGCGGAACTGGAGCTCTGCCTACCCAACTAACGGGTAGAAATATTGAATTAGTACAAACATCATTTAACGCAGTTGCGATTACTGACACCATAACACACGATGCGACTCTATTATCGAAATCTGTACTATCTAAATATCAAGAATTGTATCTAAGAGTTAGATCAACGCTAGACAATGTTGGGCATGACGTTGTACCAAATATAATTGTAAGCGACAGTGGCAATGGGTTTTCTGCTCTAGGCAGTAAAATAATTACTAATTATGGGGGTGCGA